ATAGAGAGTGTCACATCAAGATAGCAGACATGCTTGACAAGTATGTAAATTTTTGTTACTATAAATAATACGGAGTGACTTTTGTGTTATCTCCTACTCCCCCTAAACCAAGACCTACAGGGAGTATAAATCACGTCTTTCTTTTACCCCCTCATATACCCGTATTCTTAAATGACAACTATTTCACGTAAGCGTGGTGGTTTGCTTTCAGGATGGGACGAGTTTTGTGGTTGGGTAACCTCAACTAACAACCGCATCTACGTAGGTTGGTTTGGTGTTCTAATGATCCCTTGCCTACTTGCTGCTGCTGCTTGTTTCATCGTAGCATTCATCGCTGCACCTCCTGTCGATATCGACGGAATCAGAGAACCTGTCGCAGGTTCATTCTTATATGGTAACAACATCATCTCTGGTGCTGTAGTACCATCCTCCAACGCAATTGGATTACACTTCTACCCCATGTGGGAAGCAGCTACTGTAGATGAGTGGCTCTACAACGGTGGTCCTTACCAGTTGGTAATCTTCCACTTCCTCATTGGTATCTCTGCATACATGGGAAGACAGTGGGAACTCTCCTACCGTTTAGGTATGAGACCATGGATCTGTGTAGCATACTCAGCTCCTGTATCTGCTGCCTTTGCTGTATTCTTAGTGTATCCATTCGGTCAGGGTTCATTCTCTGATGGTATGCCTCTAGGTATCTCAGGAACATTCAACTTCATGTTCGTATTCCAAGCAGAACATAACATATTGATGCACCCATTCCATATGGCAGGTGTAGCAGGTATGTTCGGTGGAGCATTATTCTCTGCTATGCATGGTTCACTCGTAACTTCATCTTTGATTAGAGAGACTTCTGGTCTTACTTCTCAGAACTATGGTTACAAGTTTGGACAAGAGGAAGAAACATATAACATCGTTGCTGCACACGGATACTTTGGTAGACTTATCTTCCAGTATGCATCGTTCAACAACTCAAGAAGTTTACACTTCTTCCTTGCTGTATTCCCAGTAGTCTGCGTATGGTTGACTTCAATGGGTATCTGCACAATGGCATTCAACCTAAACGGTTTCAACTTCAACCAGTCTGTCGTAGACAGCAGTGGTAAGATTGTTCCAACATGGGCAGATGTCTTGAACAGAGCAAACTTAGGTATGGAAGTAATGCATGAAAGAAATGCACACAACTTCCCACTAGACCTTGCATGTGCTGAGTCAACAACAGTTGCACTATCTGCACCTTCAATCGGTTGATATATACCACACATATGATATAATAAGGGGGTCTTACGACCCCTTTTTTTTATGGATGATTCAGTAGCAAAAAACACAGAAAATCTAGAGCAACTTATGTCAAGATTCACTAAGAGAATTAAACAGGTAGATCAAAATGACAAGGAGAGAGTATCATATCTTAAAGGTTGTATAGATACTGTTGAATATTTGTTGACTGGTAAATTACCTAGAGATGGTAACCATGATGGTATGAAAGATCATAAACCAGTTAGACATAACGATCTTGATTCATTAGATTAATGCACTCTGTTCATCAACACTGGGATCCTCTCAAAGTTTGTGCTGTTGGTAGATCATTCCCTCCAGAATTTTATAGTAGAATAAAAAATTCTAAAGTACGCAACGCAATGGAAAGAGTTGCTATTGAAACTGAGGAGGACTATCAAAAGATTATATCAAAATTAGAGGAATTCAACGTAGAAATTGTAAGAACTGATATCTCTAAAAATGTTGATGATTATTGTAATGATGAGGGGGTAGTCACTGCACCTCCTCCAATGTGTCCTAGAGATTTTACTGCCATGGTTGGCAATAAATTTTACATGCCTGGTGGTAATTATGCTAAGAACTTTGACGTAAATGAGATAGTTGATAAATTACTTTTTAAAATAGCACAGAAAAAATTCACTAATGTAAGTGACCCTCTCGTATGTAAACTTGCACAGAAAATTGAAGATATATTAGAACCTAATCATGGTTTGTCACCAAAATCTTCCTTACTAAAATTTCAATCAAGAGTTACCGACAAGTATAAAACATTTTTTTACAAGGGTCAAACATATTCTTTCTGGCAATTGAAACATATAGTAGATTTTACTGAATTAAAAGAACTTATTATACAAGCAAAGTGTCAAACAATTTATTCTAATATAAAGTTTCCAAATAACAGTGATTTTTATGCTTTCAAATCCATCGAAGAGTGGTTGAATAAAAACAATGTACCTATAGTTTATGATGAGTATATTAACTCTGCAACTATGACTAGAGTGGGAAAGGATTTATATTTTGGAAATGTGAATATCATTGATGGATTGGATCAAGATAACTTAAAAGTAAAATGGCAAAAATTATTCCCTGATTATAGATTGCACACTTGCAATGGTATAGGTGGTCATGTTGACGGTCATTTCTGCCCTGTTGTGCCTGGTCTTATACTATCACTAAGGGATCCAAAAGAATTTGAAGAAACATTTCCAGATTGGGAAATTGTTTCTATGCCAGATGAGGGTTGGAAAAAAGTAAAAGGTTTTACTAAGATGAAGAAAAAGGTGCAAGGGAGATGGTGGATTGCAGGTGAAGAAGACAATGATGATCTTATAGAATACATCGATACATGGTTGCATGACTGGGTATCGTATGTTGAAGAGACTGTCTTTGATGTAAACATGCTTATTATTGATCAAAAGAATGTAATCGTCAACGGTTATAATAAAACTGTCATGGATGCTTTTGAAAGATATGGTATCACCCCACATATTATTAATTTTAGACACAGATATTTTTGGGATGGTGGATTGCATTGCAATACCAGTGACATAAGTAGAGTCGGAGAAAGAAAGGATTATTTTCCAGACAGATGTACAGAGTAGTTTTTATAGGTAAGGTCAAGAACCTTACACCTGAGTATGAAAAATATAATGACGATCTTTATGCAAGTGCAAAAACACTTGATGGTTTTATAGGAATTGATAGTGAGGTAATTGATAGCATAGAGATTACAATTAGTAAATGGAAAAGTAAAGATGATGTAATGTCTTGGGCGATGGATCCTCTTCATGTAGAGGCAAAGAAAAGAGTGAAAGATTGGTACGAGTGGTATAAGTCTTATCACCTAGACTAGGCATTTCTTTTTGTGAAGAAAGAATGTTTATGTTATAATATCAAAATAAATATTACTGAACACATGGAGGTGTGTATGCAGCATAACGTGGTTAGTTACAATCAACTGGCAGGCTCATACGAAGATCGACAGGATCAAAGATTGACCGAATACTATGAGTGTCTGATTGAAAGTGGCGATGACCAACATAGTAAACGAATATGTAGCGAGGTTTATCTCATGTAGTAAATGACCGTCTCACCAACGGTCTTTTTTTATGGGTATATATACTTATAATAGTAATCCCCCGAATCCATGAACGATAAACAAGCAGCAAAAAAAATTATAAAACGTCGAAAGCAAAACAAAAATCTCTACACTGCAGAAGACGTAAAATATGCTAAGATGATAAGGAAACGTATAAAACAAAATGAAACCAAGGCAAAAGAAGAGTAGAACCTACTACTACTTCTGGGGTGCTGCTACTGTGGCAGTGGTCGTGGGTCAAATCTATGTCGGAACTGGGTTTAGACGCATGGCAGACACGATACAGAGAGTCTTAGATGCTCCATTGATGATTGAGGTGCCAGATCTCATGCCACCCGAATACATATATGAACCCGACCCAATGGTAATCAATTGAACATATGGTCTGAAAAATTTACTCTACCTCAATCTACCATTGACAAATGGAAGGAGAGATATTCTGATGATTATTTTCTTACCGTAAAAGAGGACAAGAAACTCGGTGCACATTATACTGGGTATCACCGTGGCAAAGAATTTTTAGATAAGGAATTATTATCTACCTACGTGCCTATTCTAAAAAGTGTTCTAAAAAAATTTGGTTTGAATGGTATGTTCTCATACTCAAGTATATGGGGACAATATTACAAAAAAGAAATGAATGCAGTGATAACACCACATAGTCATTTCAATGAATTGAAGGACTTGATATCATGGATACATTTCTTAGATGTACCTGATCAAAAGTGTTTCTATTTTTTAGTAGGTGATCAAAAAATTTATCCAGAGACACAGAGGAAATCAGACATCATGTTCTATCCATCTTATGCAATTCATGGGGTAGATAAATTAATGTATGCTAAAGATCGCTTAGTGATCGTAGGAAACATAACTAAACTATTATGAAAGCAGTACTCTATTCTAAAGATCAGTGCCAGTGGTGTGATCGCACAAAACAATTGTTTGAAAGTGTAAAAATATCTTACACTGAATACAAGTATGGACTAGACTTTGATAAGAAGTCTTTCTATAATGAATTTGGAGAGGGTGCTACCTTCCCACAAGTACAAATTGATGCTAAACACATAGGCGGATGCAAAGAGACACTTCAATATCTTCAAAGCAAAAAAATGATCTGAACTCTATTGATAAGGGTGCAGAATTATTGATGAGGAGGAGAGCACCTTCTCAAAACTTACATAAATTAAAGAAAAGGAGAACTATGGAACAGGCAATCATTGTCCTATCAGTCATGGTAGGTGTCTTGACATTAGGTTTTGGTGTTATAATAGGTTACCTTGTTCGCTCCTATATACAAGACACAACTCCCCAATACTCACATCCAGAGATGTTTGATGAGAATGGGAATCCTATACCCGATGAAATTATCGCATTTAGATTTGAGGGTAATCAACCACAAGATGAAGACTAATTATGGCTAAACTACCAAACAACCCTTTGGTTTCTGAATTATTCAAAGCAGTTCATGGTAAGAAGACAGCACCACAAAAGGTCGCTCTTCTCAAAGAACACAAACGTGATGATGTAAAGGCAATACTGATATGGAATTTTGACAAAGCAATTGAAAGTGCTGTTCCATCTGGTGATGTTCCTTACAAAAAGAACGATTCACCTGCAGGTACAGCAGGGCATACAAGACTTATACATGAGTGGAGAACTCTTTATAACTTTGTGAAGGGTGGTAATGATCGACTATCAAATATGAAGAGAGAGAACCTTTTGATTCAATTGCTAGAGGGTTTACAGCAAGATGAAGCAGAAATTGTTTGTCTTGTCAAGGATAAAGAATTGCAAAGAAAATATAAGATTACAAGATCTGTAGTGGAACAAGCATATCCAGAGATAATATGGAAAGATAGATAAATAATCAAAAAGAATTGATGAAGACATACAAAGAGTTCATGCAAGAGAGTAGCATGTCACGCTTGAAAGCGAAAGCAGACAAGGGTGGCACTGCAATCATGACCACATCAAGAAAAGATAAATCAAGGAAGCAGAAGAGTGTAGATCAAAAGAAACTAGACAGAACCATCCGTGGTAAGTTTGGAAAGGGAGCAACTAAAGTGACTGGAAAATATAATGAAAAGGATGAGAAGACAGGTAAGGAGACAAGAGTTAAGGAGAGAAGTCATTTTATATCCTCTGGAAAGATGGGTAAAAGAAAATTCAAGAAAGCAGTCAAGTCTTTAGGTAAAAAATATGGTCAGGACTCTGTAATAACACAACAAAAAGGGTCAAAAAGTGCTACACTAAAGAGAACCAGAAAAGGTGGAATGTCTACCAAGAATATGAAACTTGGGAAGATGAGACCTGGTCGCTCTGGTGAAAACGAAACCCAGATCAAAGGAAAGACTTTTACTTATGAAGAAACCATATGACGACTCCAATTGGAGAGAAGAGTACAAAAGTTACACCAACAACAAACGCTACCTCGAACTACTAGAGAACGGACCTAAAAGTTTATCTCAGTCATGGTTGTTAGGTGCATTGTATAGTGAATGGAAAAAGATAAAGGGGTATAATAAATTAGATCCAAAAGAAAATGAAGGACAATTACAATCATCCTTCAAAGATTTTGAAAAAAGTATCAACGGATACAAAAAAGGTTGACTATATAATATGAATGTGTTAGTATTAACACAACGTTCATCCCATTAGGGACGCAAGTAAGTCAAACTAGGAACGGATACGTTCATCCCTTCGGGGACGCATATGTTGACTGAAGGAACGGGTTTCAACCCTACTACTTTGGAGAAACCAATGGCAAAAGTCACTTACCGTGGTGTCGAGTACGACACTGAAGAGTACAACGCAAAGGTGATTGAAGAATCACATAAGCGTGAAAGGCACGAACTAATGTATCGTGGTCTCAAGGTCAAAAGCAAGGCATCTCCTTGCAGTTAAGTAAAACTTGACAATCATTTATATTCCTGTTATAATTTTTTATAACAGGAATTTTTTCATTATGGATCCAAGCGAATTACCTATCATAAAGGGAAAGGATGGGCAACCAGTACCCTATGTACCCGTAGATCTCTCTCGTGTGAGGTCAGAAGTAATTGATATAAACAGATTCTTCTCATTTAGAAAAAATCCTTGGCAAAGATTTACTCCTAATCAATCAAAAAGAAATAAAAAAATTAAGAAATTCAAGAATTTTCATGCACTCGATCAAGTAAATCTAATTGAGATCGGATGTGATATGGTTATGACTGATAAGTTAACTAACAAGGAAGAATTATATAAAAAAGGTGAAATAATTATTGCTAATAGTCATACAAGAAGACACGATTATCAAGAGGGACTAACAGATAAAATTCCTCTGCAAATCTATGGACACATCTACACATGTTATACACCAGATGAAGTTCATGAAATGTACAAGCAGTATGATTCTAGAGTGTCTCATGAAAAAAATTCTCAAAAAATTTATGGTGCTCTAAGCAGTCAGGGGTTTCATCCAAAATCTAAAAAAATAATCTCTGGTAATTTCTTATCTGGATTGAACTTTGCATATGGTGTGTTCAATAAGAATCACTTGGTTCAAGTAGGATATGATGACTACATTGAAGAACAAGCAGTATATTTTATGGAGGAATTGAAGGCATTGGATTTATTACTTATTGATAAAAAGTATGCAAAATGGGACATGGTAAAAATAGCATCATATCTTTGTGCAGTAAAAAGATACAAGTCTGATGAACCTCTTTTGATGAAATTTTTTAGAAATATAACCGCTAAAATCCCAGTACAAAATACAGAAGATGATTCATGGAATGGAAGTACTCATGTAAATGTAAAAGTATTTGAGAACAGAACTAATCTTTGGGATGATGATGGAGGATTTCATATGAGAGTATCATGGGTTTTATATTGTTTAGAAAAATTTATGGAGGGTAAAACATTCAAAAAGGCTTACCCAAAACTATGGAAAAATACTACAAAAGATTGGTTGAAAAAATGTGAGCAAAAACAACAGAGCATTAATTATATCGAAACAATGTTCGCTGCTGATGAACTAGATGGATAAAGACAAACTAAAGATCATAGTTTCTGACCTTGAGATGCTACTGTCTGCACTCAAGGCAGAAGTTTACTCCGACACCGAGTCTTATAGATACTCAGACGTAGAACCAGTTGAACTGGACTATGACGAGACATACGAAGGTCCATGAATGTAAAACTAATAAGCATCACACCTGATGCTGAAAAGACTATGGCATTTATTGCCAGAGTATCTAACCCTGCCAATCAGGAGAATGAAAAGTATGCAGGGTTGCTAAGATATTGTATCAAACATAATCATTGGTCTGTCTTTGAGCAATCATCAATGACACTTGAGATCGAGACAACTCGTGCGATAGCAGCACAAATTCTCAGGCATAGATCATTTACATATCAAGAGTTCAGTCAGAGATATGCTGACGCTAAACTTC